AAGGCCAGTGCTAAGTATGACACTGAATCGATTATCCGCCGCTTGCAAGGCGACATCCTTTCCGCCCTGAGCGTTGATATTCTCAAACTCGGTGCTGAAGGCTCTGGCTCGTTTAGTTTGGCTGAAAGTAAGAGTTCAGTTCTGGCTCTCGCTATTGACTACAGGCTTCGTGAGATTGCAGAGGTTTTGAATATCCACCTGATGCGAACTATCTATGACGCTAACGGCTGGGATTCAGGAAAGATGGCGCAATTCGTGTACTCCGACATTGAAGAAGTTTCGCTTAGCGATTTCTCTGCCGCTGTACAGCGTATTTTCGCTACTAACGCAATTGAAGTTGATCGTCCGGTTATGAACCGCGTCCGTAAAATCTTGGGAGTTCCTGAACTGCCGGATGACATGGAAGTGCAGGATGACAAGCTGCCAGCTAATAAGACGCAGATGCAGTCTAAGTCTGGCGCAGGCATGGAAGTCGGTACTACTGGTAACGGTACAGCTAAGAAAGGCAATAGCGGCTCCGGTGACAACTCAGTTTCAAACAAAGAGAATGCACCATAAGGAGTGAACATGAATCATAGCCTGTTTAGGCTCCGTTCTAAAATCTACAATGTCCCACATCTCATCACGGCTGAGGCATTCAACGTAGTTCTAGACTACTTCGACTATCGCAACAGCGACTCATTCAAGCTGATTAAGCCTGAACTTGAAGTGCGCGACGCAGAGTTCCAATCCGCCCCGCAAGGTGGCGGTATTGGTGTTCTGTGTATCGATGGCAGCTTGACCTACAAGCCTGTGATGACTATGTGTGGCGAGGTTGGTACGAGCTATCAATCTCTCGAAGCCCAAGTTGAAGCACTGGCTGAAGAAGGCGTCAAAACGATTGTCATGGAAGTCTCAAGTGGCGGCGGTGAAGCAAGTCATTGTTTCCAGACTGCACAGAGTATCCGGGCCATCTGCGACGCAAATGATATCAAACTGATTGGCTACGCTGATACGCTGGCCTGTTCCGCCGCATACGCCATGATCGTGGTGTGCGATGAGGTGGTGGTCAACCCTGACGCTACAGTAGGCTCTATCGGCTGCGTAGTGGCTCTGATGGACACCTCCAAGGCGATGGAACAAGCTGGCCTGAAACGCATCTTCGTCACGTCTGGCGAGAGCAAGGTTCCCTTTGCAGAAGACGGTTCTTTCAAAGCCGAATTCATCGAAGAAATCCAAGCTGAAGTTAATCGTCTCAACGATCTGTTCGCTATGCATGTCAGTGAGCATACTGGCCTGTCTGCCGAAGACATCAAAGGCTTTGAAGCTGGAACGTTCTCTGCTGACGAAGCAGTGAGTCTTGGTCTGGCTAACAAAGTGATGACAAACAAAGAGTTCGCGGCTTACGTCGCCTCTCAACACAAAGGTATGTAATGAAGAAGCAAAACCAACTTCTGTCGCGTATTGGTGCGGCTCTTGGCCTGAAGGCTGAGGACGTTCAAGAAGGCGCCGGTTCGGTGGTTGAGCAAATTGTGGAACAGGTTGAAGTCGTGGCACAAGCCCCGGTTGAAACTCTGACTGTTGCTCTGGAAGTTGATGCTGAGCCTGTGAAGGCTGCGCTCGCCCAACTGACTGCACAGTTTGAAGAACTGTCAAACAAATTTGCTGAACTGTCTGGCAAGTATGAAGAAGCTACTGTGGCTCTAGCTGCTGTAGAAGCTGATAAGGCCGCAATGGTAGCCGCTGCTATCGCTGCTAAGGCCCAAGCTCGCAAAGAACGTGTAGAAGCTGCTATCGGTACTGAAAAGTCTGCCGGTCTGCTGGCTGCTACTGATGGACTGGACGACGCGGCGTTTGAAGCTGTTGTGTCTGCTCTGGCTGGCTCAGTTGACGCGGAAGCGAAGACCGCCATGTTTTCGGAAGTCGGCGTAGCCGCCGAAGTAAACGCCGCTAAGGTAATTGAAGAATCTGGTGAATCGAAAGAGATGAAGATTCTGAAAGCCAAATACGGTAAGAAGTAATCTACCAAACCTAATTCCAAAGGAAATTAAATGTCTGTTTTCGCTACTGATATGGTTCGCCTGAGCAACGTGCTCAAGCATGAATATGAGCCGTCTCTGTCGTTTTGCCGCGATGTCGTGACCATGAACGACGCTGCTGCCACTCTGCCGGTTGGCACAGTGCTGGGCAAGGTGACTGCTACTGGCAAGTACAAAGTTTCGCTGTCGGCTGCTGTCGATGGTTCACAAAACCCGGTTGCCATTCTGGTTGGTGACTCTCAAGGTAACGCCAAGGACGTGACTCTGGCCGCTACTACCGACACTGCTGTGCAGGTGCTGGCACGTGGCCCGGTTATCGTGGCTGGCGCCGCCCTGACGCTGGGTACTGGTATCACTCTGGCTGCTGCTACTGCTGCACTGAAGCCGCTGGGTATGCTGGTTGAAACCCAACTGTAATCAACACTTAGAAAGGAATACTGAACAATGATTATCCGTTCATTCGCTAATGGCTTTGAAGTTCAAGATTGGACAGAAGAAGTCAATGTCATCCCTAATGCTTGGGGTACTATTGGTCAACTGGGCCTGTTCAACGAAGAGTCTGTTGCTGAACACGTGGTTGTGTTCGAAGAAATCGACAAGGACGGCGCGCTGATCGTTGACAAGGTGCGTGGTGATCGCGCCGTGTATAACAAGGACTACGCTCGCAAGCTGCACTCGTTCTCTGTGCCGCACTTCCCGTACGACGACTACATCTCGCCGCAAGACGTGCAAGGTAAGCGCGCCTACGGCTCAACGGATGTGGAAACGGTTGAAGCTGTCCGCGCCCGTAAGATGGAACGTATCCGTCAAAACCACGCTTGGACTCTGGAAGCTGCTCGCGCTCAAGCCATCACTGCCGGTACCGTGTACGCACCTAACGGCACTGTGACCCAAGACTGGAACACTGAATTCGGTGTTACCCGTCTGTCGGTTGACTTCGTGCTGGGTACTTCGACCACTGACATCATTGCCAAGATTGAAGCCGGTATCGCTTCGATTCAAGACAACGCCAATGGCGCAACTATCTCCGGTACTGTGGTTCTGACATCGCCGGAATTCTTCGCCAAGCTGATTGCTCACTCGAAGGTTGTGACTGCGTATCAGTACTACACCTCGACCCAAGAGCCGCTGCGTCAGCGCCTCGGCGGCAACTCGATTCATCGTGAGTTCATGTTCGGTGGTACACGTTTCGTGGAAATGCGCGACACGTACGCTGGTACACGCCTGATCCCGGCTCAGAAGGCTTACATGGTTCCCCAAGGTACCAACGCCTTCCGTACCTACTTCTCGCCTGCCAACCGTTTCGGTCTGGTGAACACACTGGGCGAGCAAGTGTACATGTTCGAATCCGCTGACACGAAGGGCACCAAGATCGAAATCGAATCAGAATCGAACTTCGTGAACGCTCTGCTGAACCCGCGTCTGGTGATCGAATTTACCACTTCTAACTAATCCTTTCTGGTTAGTTCTGGCCCTCTCCTTAACGGGAGGGGGCTTTTTGTTTGTATGGTTAGGAGATTGAATGACAGTAATCGACCCTTCAACCCCAGTAGGAAAAATCAGGCTGCGTGTCGGAGACTGGAGTGACCTCCCTATCCTGCCAGACTCAGTGATCAACAGTGCCTTGACTGACTGTGGGGATAACGTTCCTCGTGCCGCTCAGCTATGTGCTCAATACATTCTGGCAACCCTGACGTTCAAGACGCACAAGAAACTTAGCTCTGTGGAAGTGTGGTCTGGCGAGCAATTCGACAACTACATCCAGTTCATCAAGACAACAATCCTGAATCCGAACTTCATGTCAGTAGCCCCAATCCCTTATGGCTTTGGTGGTGACGAAAATCCTCTGATTGCTTTCGTTGATACATGGAACACAGAATTTAACGGCCTTGCCGTCCCGTTCTAAGGAGGCTGAATGGACTCTCTAGACGACTTCCGCCGCGCTGTAGCCGATCTAATGGCAGAACTTGGCGGGCCTATTACATACCATCACACGGAGCCTGACGGCACTTACAATCCCAGTACAGGGGAGTACACCAACCAAGAGACATCGTTCAACCTGACAGGCATTCTGATGGATATGCCGCTGCGTCGGAACGGTATGCAGGTTAAGGGTGGCACGATGATTCAAGATGGCGATAAGCAACTCTTCCTAATCCCGCCTGCGGGAATGCTAGAAGTGCTTAATACAACAGCTATTGAAAACATTGCTGCTGACAGAGTTGTAGCTGGTAGCACTAGTTGGCGGGTTTATAACGTCAAAACTACTGATCCTGCTCAGACTGGCCCAATTGTGTACGAGTTCTATCTGAGACGGTAAGTTGACAAACAGACGAAGTTGATGTATAATTCTTTTCATAGCGGAGGTTTATGGGTTTCGGAGCATCTGTTCTAGCGAACGGTCAAAAATTACTCGAAAAGACCAACGATAAGTGCCTCGCTATTGCGAAAGAATTGTTCGTCTCAATCGTCAATCTGTCGCCTTCACCAATCCATCCCGGCTCTTGGGCTGATGGCCTACTGGTCAACCAGTGGTACCCGGCTGTAGGTTCCTTCTCTAATCAAGTTGGTACATCTACAAGCCCGTACGGTGCTGAAAGTATAGCGCGTATCTACAACCTCACTGATAACTCCACGGCGTTTAAAGGTAAGGATGGTATGGTTACGCTGTCCAATAATGTCTCATATGCTTATCGCGCTGAGGCACTTGGATGGCCTGCTGACGAGGGTTGGACTGGCAAAGTTGGGCCTTACCTGATGGTTGCTAAATCTCTGCAAGCTGTTTCTGCGAGGAATCGATGAGCAATGCAATTATTCGAGCTTCGTTTGAAACGCGGCTCAAAACTTGGGCGGATGCCCAAACCAATCCGAAAGTGTATATCTCCTTCCAAGGCGTCCCTTTCACGAAGCCTGTAGACGGTAGCACTTTTATCGAATGCATTCTAGTCCCGAACGTAACACTGAATCCTACCCTAGATGGCGCTAGGAAGACGTACTACGGGATTTTTCAAGTCAACTGCTGGGCACCCCAAGGTAAAGGGATGAGAGCTGTAGAGACGCTGTCTCAAGCTATCGTAGACCTGTTCCCGCTGGTGCCTAAGACGGGTGGCGTATCCATTGAAGGTACTCCAAGTACAAGGCCCGCTCTGCAAGACGCGTCTGGCTGGGTGGTAGTGCCTGTCACGATCAAATACAGGTACGAAGCTAACTAAGGAATTAAATGGCAACTATTGCTCAAACATCTGTCACTGGCGTCAACGGCCCAGTGACTCTTACCCGGACTACGATGACG